CCTTGCTACCCGCAACAGTTCTCTTGCGATCTCAGGCTTGTAGACCTCATTCCAGGTCTTCACTAACTCCCGCCTGTCTTTCGGCGTGTAAGCGTGTGACGCCCTTCTCATCTCATTTCTGAGAACTGTTCTGGATAGCAACAACTCCTCTCGGTACTTCTCCTCAGGCGTAGGCTGATCCATTCACCACCCTTTTAATTCTCGACAACTCTGACAAGCACTCTGCCAGCAGCTTTGCCGACCTGTCCTGCTGCCGACGTAACTCCATAATCAACTCAGCCTGATTCATCTGGTGTACAGCACCCCAGTAATCATCCTGCGCCATGTCCACATAGTCCTCCCTTAGTTCCACTATCTTCATGTCACCCTCCATACCCTAATACCATCCCCTTCTTTCCTTGCGGAAAACCGCCACCCCAACTTCTTACTCGCCCTCCAGTTGGCGTTCAGCACAACCTGCATCCCTAACCCCACCACAAAAAAGCTGTCACCCACTTCCATATCTCCATGCGGATACCGGCTTTCCAACTTAGGCGGCATCACAACCCCTCTCTCAACCATAATCTCCATACCACCCTCACTATACATACCTAACCTCCCTATCACCACATAATCATGATAGGCCAAAAAAAAGCCCCTGACAACCAGGGGCGAACTCTCACCACGAGAGGAGCTTCAGCGAAGAAGCCTAGGAAACAAGTCAGCCCCGTCTTTCCGAGGTGTCAGTTGGTTCTATCCTTGACGCCGATTGATCGGGTCTCCAACGCAACAAAGAATAACAAAAAACAGAAAAAACTTTTGGGGGGACTCAGTTGGGGGGCGCGCCAAACCACCCCCACCTAGACCAATCCAGTTCCCAAATAAACAACCTTGCCAAATAGTTAGCGGCCAAACCTTACCAGACCTAAATCAGACCATGATCAATAGCATACGCGTATCAATAGCCTGGTATCGATAGATTTACCCTGCCCCGATAGGAAAATGACAATGCGAGAGGACGTGTTGTCATACTGTCATCTTACCTTTTCCGCAACTGACTGACCATATTACATATAGGACAATAACCTATAAGCTATATATATATATGTAACCATATAAGTGTCACACTGTAACAGTTACACTGTTACACAATGTGACAGTTTCTGTTACACATTAGACCTAAAATAATGCTTTACGGCATGGCACATAATCTGCATAATAATGGCTGTAGTAATCAGTAATTCAATCCACCAAGGAGATTAGACAATGCAAAACTCTACAGATAACTCAAACCGCACCAAGTTCGATTTTCTAGCTGATAGCGGCATGGCACATAGCACTATCAGAAACTTGCGTTCAGGCCGCTTTGGCAGCTTTGCAGCGAGCATTGGTGATGCCGCTAGCGTTGCTGATAATCAGAACTTTGAGCGTCTTATGAAAGCGTTTCCAGAGCTATTTTGGGCGGCCTCTGAACTGTAATCCTCAATTCCTATCAGGAGATTAGACAAATGACTATCTATCAAGAAATCACTGACTCAATCATTGCAGAACTAGAAAAGGGTGCAGCGCCGTGGGTAAAACCGTGGAATGCGCCAATGGGCGCAGACAAGAACATTGTCAGTCAGAAACCTTATCGCGGTATCAATAGACTGATTCTCGCTATGTCCGGCCTACGGTATGAGGTTCCAGTATGGGGAACCTATAAGCAATGGGCTGATAAAGGTGCGCAGGTTCGAAAGGGTGAAAAGGGTACTAAGATTGTTTTCTGGAGTCAGGCCAAATCAACGAATCCAGAAGGTGAGGAAAAAGCTTACGCATTCGCAAAAGCTTACTTTGTGTTTAATGTTTCGCAAGTAGATGATTTCCCGATCATCCCCTCAGGCGATATTCCGAATGACAATGCCAGGATTGAAGCTTGCGAAAAGCGTATTGCAGCAACTGGTGCGCGTATTGTGCATGGTGGTGATACCGCTTGCTTTATTCCGTCAAGTGACGTCATCAGAATGCCGGAACTGGGTACTTTCCAGTCATCCGAGCATTATTACGCTACTGCGTTTCATGAGTTAACGCATTGGACTAGCGAGAAATCACGCTGCGACAGAGATTTAAGCAAAGGCCGTTTCGGTAATGCTGACTATGCTTTCGAGGAATTAGTTGCTGAACTCGGCGCTGCATTCCTATGTCAGCATCATCAAATCAAAGGCGATTTGCGCCATGCTGGTTACATTGAATCCTGGTTGAAGGCCTTAAAAAATGACAACAAAGCGATATTCAAGGCTAGCGGATTAGCGCAACAAGCTACCGATTTCCTAATGAATTGTGGTCAACAGGCCGAGGAACTGATAGCCGCTTAAAACCTGACTGTAAGCCGCTTATGGCGGCTTATGGGCGTGTTTTACGCCGATTCCTAAATGGAGATTCGACAGATGAAAACCCTTAAAACCAGGCAACCATTAAACATTGGCAAGCTTTTTAAAGTAATCACGGAGCATGGCACGTTTAAACTTTACTTACCGCATACCATTAAACAATCGTTCACTATTGGAAACATTCAATTTGATGCAATAGGCGGATACCCTTCAAATGGTTTCAGAGCGAATAAACCGATACCGCATTCCTGGACTATTGACCTTGCGCAACCAGTAACGGACTAAGGGAAAACGATCATGCAAACATTATCAAAATATAAAGTTCAAAAAATTGGCGAAATCAATCATGGCATCGACGGGCGTGATGAGTATTTGCTAGCAAAGGGTATCGAAGATGAAATCGATGAAAATGAATTGCACGAAACGTATCTAAGCATTTTTTACCGCGAATCCGACTATCCAGGGGCTTACTTTTGCAATCGGGTAACAGTGCAAAAAATGCCATTCGGAAATGAAGCAATTATTGTCATTCATCATAGCTATGACGTTTAAGGGCAAACCATGCAAACAATACTCGAAATGCTAGGTGGCTTTGTGGCTTTCCTGGTCTTATGGGCTTTTCTTTTCGTTTTACTATCATTTTGATGGAGATTAGATATGAAAAAACCTATTTTCAACCATAGAGAAATTATAGGTTATGCAAGCAGTTTAAAGCAGGCCGAGAAAGTAATCCGCAGTCAATTGCAAGCAATACCGGACGGTTTCCAGGTAATTGTTAAAGAGCGATCAGAACTAATGCGCGATATGCTGAACTCTCCACCTGGTTACGTTTACAGCATCAAAATGGTTTAAACATGGATAGAAATACTATTCTTGCAATTATTTGTTTGCTAATACCACCAGGCAGCATTTTTCTTTTGATTTGGTTATTCGGTTCCAAAAATGAAACATAAATTCAAACCGTTTTAAGCCATTTTTCTATCAAGGGTTGCCAGGATATCGGTAACCCTATTTTTTCGGCCTGTAGGCCGTTTTAAGGGGATTAGATATGCAAAAGATTTTCTACCAAATTCGGGAATACAAAACTCCGGTAGCTTACAGCACGCCATTAGGCCAAAAGTTTAGACCACGTTGGCGCTGTATCAAATTGATTGCCAGGCTAACCCTGGCAGGCCACCGCGATATCGTAATGGTTCCGTTTTCAGTCAATTGCAAATAGGGCCGTTTTAAGGCCTTTTCATGGGTAGGTGATATCCTCGCTTACCCTTTTTCGTTTTCTCGCCGCTATGGGGCTCTAATCGAGTCCTAGAGGCATTGTCATCAGGAGGTTGTATGTCACCAGCTAAGAAACTCGCCTTAGTCAAAAATTCTCCCGCGCGCGCCTCTGCGCCCAAGCCTGAGTCATCAGAACCGTTGACCATTTTGGATTCCAAGTTTCGCTGGACACCACCAGGAACCGACATCAGAGAACGGTTCAAAGCAATGGGATGGAAAGCCCCAAAGCCCAAGAAACCCCAATTCGGAAAATAACCCTGCTTAATTTTTAAGCAAATCGGGTTTTCCCATATACATATTTTTTAAGAAATATAACCATTGTCGATAATACTACGACAGTAGTATTAAGGAACTAGTAATGTAGTAGTACTAATGTAGAACAGTACTATATTCTATATAACCAAGAATCATGCCAGGTAGTTATTCACAGAGTTATCAACAGCTTTATCCACAGGCTATTGAATGAAAGGAAACGATAGAAATTACTCATTGTTAAATTTATTTGTGGTACTGTAATGTCCGGTTGTGCAATTTCTGCACGACTGTAAACCTAAACGCAGGTGATTAGAAACTTAAAGGGGATTAGATATGGCCTACTTAAAAGACATAAAACTGTGCATTGATTGCGCGTTTTTTGGCACTCCACAAGGGCAGCGTGATCGTTGCCTCAATCCAAAACTCACAATGATTAACCCTGTGCATGGCGAGGAAGTCTATCCGCTTGCCTTTTCTGAACGTACAGGTCTGTCATCCAATTCTTGCGGTTCTAAGGCGCAGCACTTTGCGCTCAATGAAGACGCTGCCGCTGATCGCGCCAAGAAAGCTAAAGAGCTGGATGAAGTCATGCGTGACTGTCCGTTCTAAGGGGATGCCATGACCAGAGATGACATTGTTAAATGGGCGGCAGAAACCGGATTGGGATCGACACGATACATTTCTGAGAGCCAATGGAGAAGCCTCCATGCGTTTGCTGACCTAGCTGCGGCCTATGAGCGAGAGGAATGCGCTAAGACAGTCCTAGATTGGCTACATGGGGATTGGCATAACCAAGGCGTAGTTGCCGCAATGATGATCCGAGAAAGAGGTGCGCCATGACTATTACACTAACCCGCGAGGAAGCGCAGCAGGTGCATGACGCATTGCTTTACTTTGAAGGTGATATTTCGGATGTGATGTTTGCTGCACTAACTACCCTTCGCGCCCGACTCGCGCAGCCTGAACGCGAATGGCAGGGGCTGACGGATGAGGATGCTGGGGCTGTTAGCGACGAATTTCTTGAGGGTGTTCTGTGGGCGGAAGCCAAACTGAAGGAGAAGAACACATGAAGAAACTAATCTTTTTCTCTGTTTTGCTAGCAAACCCAGTTTTTGCAGAGGAATGGTGGGAAGCATCTAACCAGGCTGGAGGCAAGATTGTCCTGACTACCCAGACCGCTGACTTCTGTTCTAAGAACTCTTGGATTGCTTACATAGAAACAACCAAGCAAGACGCTATCTACGGTTGTTGGGTTGTTAGCAATGACCGTATCCATGTTCGTTACAGAAACGGAACCGTCAAGATTTATGACAAGGAAGGATGGGTCTACAAAAATGATAACAAATGAAGTGAATCAACTGCCCTGGTCGCTAACCTGTGACATTGCCTGTCGCGCAATGGTGTTGAACATTACCTTTGAGCAAGCAGTTCAAATCTTAATCCGTCAGTATCTTGAAGTTACTAAAGGGGAAACGAATGACAAGTCCTAATCAAGATGATTTCGCGCCAGAAGTCCGGCGCTCTGCCTGGTGGTCTGGTGACAGCCGCAAAGCTGCTAATGGTCGCGCTGCTGACGTGATCCTAGAAAAGCTAGGTAAAAAGGAAGCACCTGATCTGTCCGGCATAGAAGCTGTCCAGATGGGCAAAGTAATGGAACCTACCATTGCCAGACTATTCCAGGACAAGCACCGCATTGAATTGAAAGACGCTGACTATGCACTTTCACATAAAGATGAACCGTGGCTACGCTCTCACTTTGATTACATCAGTGCAGATGGACGAACGCTCGTTGAATGCAAAAATTACAACGCTGGCGTTATGCCTAAGTTCGACGAAGAAACAGGTGTGGTTCCTGCTGCTGATATGGCACAACTCATCCATGAGGCTGCCGTACATAACGTCAGCGAGATATACCTTGCAGTCCTGTTTGGTGGGCAAGCATTCCGCACCTATCACTTCACCATTACTGACGAACAAAAAGAAAGCCTGATCAAGCAAATGGCAAAACTTTGGGGCATGGTAGCCACCAATACCCTGCCAGAACCTGACAGCCTGGAGTCAGTCAAGTTGATCTATCCAGAGTCCACAGAAGCCACCATCGTCGCGTCTGGCGCTGTCGAGAAAGCCTGTGAAGCACTCAAGGCATACAAGGCCAAGATCAAGGAACTAGAGGATCAGTCAGAAGCATTAGAGGTCGCTATCAGGGGCTACATGACAGACAGGTCTACGCTGACAGATTTGGCTGGTAGGACGTTAGCAACCTGGCGCACCGCTAAAAGTTCCAGCAAGTTTGACAGCAAGTTGTTTCAACAGGCCATGCCAGACATCTATGAGAAGTTTGTTGTTGAAACCCCTGGCAGTCGCAGATTCCTTTTGAAATAGGAGATGAGAAATGAGTAACTTAGTACCAGTTCAAGACATAGAGCGCATGGCATTAGCAGTAGCCAAGTCCGGTCTATTTGGTGTCAAGACCGCAGACGAAGCTATGGCACTCATGCTGATAGCCCAAGCAGAGGGGCAGCACCCTGCAATAGCTGCGCGTGACTATCACATCATCCAGGGCAGACCGGCACTAAAAGCAGACGCAATGCTGGCACGTTTTCAAAACTCAGGCGGCAAGGTGCAATGGGAGGACTACACAGATGAACGAGTTTCTGGAATTTTTAGTCATCCTAGTGGCGGGTCTATTACTGTTACTTGGACTATCGATCAGGCAAAGCATATTGGATTGGTTAAGCCTAGTTCGGGATGGCATAAGTATCCTCGCGCAATGCTTAGATCGCGCTGCATCTCAGAAGGAATCAGAGCAGTGTATCCAGGCTGTGTGGTTGGAACCTATAGCGTCGAAGAAGTCCAAGACTTTGACGATAAACCGGCAAAGGTTGTCACGCCAGAGATCAAAGACATGGGTGCGGCAGACATCGTTGACGAGATTAAGTCAGCTAAGGTTGTAGGTGAAGATTTTTTGCCTCTGTACATACCAGGTCAAGAGGAACCATACGACTTGGCGGAGAACTTAGACGCTTGGGAGACTATTTTCTACCAAATGATTTCAAAGGTAAAAGCCGGAAAGCTTGATGACAAGCAGAAGTTGGAGAAGCTAAAAGCATTCAAGAAAGCAAACCAGCACGTTATTGAAAACATGACACCGACAGCAAAGACCAAAGTCTTGGCAGCAGTCACTACCTTGGAGGAAGTATGAAACAACATCAATCAGAACCAGGCAAGGGCGTACTCTTTCAGAACGATAAGAAAGCGCCAGGATCAGCACAGCCTGACTACAAGGGCGTGATCACTGTAGACCGAGATGTTAAGGCCGGTGAGCAAATCAAGATTGCTGCTTGGAAGAAAGCCACCAGAATCGGCGAACTGATTAGCTTGGCGCAGGATAACTGGACACCCGATCCTAATTACCGCAAGCCACCAATGGAAGCGCCCTCGGCAACATTGAAGAAGCCTAGAGAGTATGACCCATTCAAGGATGACGAAGTACCGTTCTAATGGCCTCCTCTAAAACACCAACCCAACGCAGTCTTGAGTATCTGCGAGAACAAGGCTACTTCTGCGCGATAGTAGAGAAGTGGAATCCTTGGTCAAAGATACGTCAAGACCTTTGGGGATGGTGCGACATCCTGGCTATTCGCAAGAACGAAGTCTTAGCCGTTCAAGTGACTAGCACAGGTGTCGCAGAGAGGATCAAGAAGATTCAAGAATCACCCACGATTGCGCTGGTCAGAGATGCCGGTATTCGAGTTGAAGTTCACGGCTGGCGCAAGAATGTCAAAGGCAGATACGTTTTGAGAGTGGAGGATATTTCATGAACGCAGCGAACCTAACTAGGTCTGATCGCTTGCAGCGCGTGTTTAAGCTGCTGTCAGGCGGTGGCGAGTTTACTACCCTGGAGATCATCCAGAGGGCAGGTGTTTGTGCAGTCAATAGCATCATCTCGGAGTTGCGGCAGAACGGTTATCAGATCGACTGTCAGCGGCGTAATGACAAGTGGTTTTATAGGATGACAATATGAAAGTATTTATCGCAACACCAATGTACGGCGGTCAATGTTTCGGCTTCTATGCTCAGTCTTTATTGCAACTAAACAACATGATGCGTGACAAAGAGATCACCACCATGATGTCCTTCATGTTCAACGAAAGCCTGATCACCAGAGGACGCAACGCATTGGTTCACCAGTTCCTAAAGACTGACTGCACCCACTTGTTCTTCATTGACGCTGACATACGCTTCAATCCTGGCGATGTATTCCCTATGCTAGACGCTGACAAAGACATTATCTGTGGCATCTATCCTAAGAAAGAAATCAACTGGCATGGCGTTTCTAAGGCGGTAGACGCTGGCGTGTCACCTGATGAATTGAAGTGGCACACAGGTAGCTTTGTGGTCAACCTGGTGGGCTATTCAGGCGAGGTAACAGTGCCGGTCAATGAACCTGTAGAGATTTGGAATGGCGGCACAGGCTTCATGATCATCAAGCGGGAGGTTTTCGAGAAGCTGGCAGACCAAGTTCCAACCTACACCAACGATGTCACAGACCTGGCTGGCAACATCAAGGCTGATGAGATCAAGGAGTTCTTTGCTACCAGTATTGAACCAGGCACAAACCGCTTGCTGTCAGAGGATTACCACTTCTGCCGTATCTGGCGGGAAGCTGGCGGTCAAGTTCACGCAGCGCCCTGGGCGCACCTAGCGCACGTTGGAACCTATGTATTTGAAGGCGCTCTGACGCCAGCACCATAAGGAGAGATCATGTCAGAAGAAATAAAAGACAATCAGCCTAACGACATCTTCGATGCTATCAGGCGCGAGTTCAGGATGAAGAATGATCGTGAACTATCTGAGTTCTTAGAGATCACGCCATCCGTATTAAGCAGGCTACGGCATGGCAAGATGACATTTACGCCAACTTATCTGCTGGCGGTGCATGATGCGACAGATTGGAGTCTGGCAAAGATCAGGGGCTACTTACCTAGTAGCGCAGCCGAGTGAGCATCCTGTTTGTTGCAGGAATGCTGGTCGGGATCGGATTAACGATCCTTACCTTTTTGTTTCTCTTTTGGCTGTTTTTGCTGACTTCTTAAAGTCTGCTGCGGTGGGAGCGCCCTTGCTACCAGGCGCTCTCATCCTCTCACCACTACCTGCCTTGATCCTAGCTCTCTTGGCATTGATGTTTGCGTAGAGTCCGTCTTTCATTTGACACCCCAAAAGTAAAGGTCGTGCGCCTGATCGTTAGTAGTAAAAGCATACTGTCGGAATTCTGACAGGTCAAACGCTTCTCGAAAGTCTTGCTCGGTTAGGTTGCGGTAGTAGTCACCGCAGAATGGCGCATCATGTGGGCTGGTGCGCCGTGTGCCATGCTCTGCCCTGCCTGTGGTCGCACAGCTAAAGAAGACCAGGCCAGAAGACATCCTGATCATATTGGCAAAGGTTTTCACCCAAGCAGGATTATGCTCAAAGCACTCGCAACTAGCGACAACATCAAAACTGCTATCAGGATAGGCGAGGTCTTCTCCTCTAGCCACCACATCAACATCGGTTCCTGCGCCAAGATCAACGCCAACATAGATACATTGCTCAAAAAATGGACGTATTGATCCATTGATGTTCAGGCTACCAACTTCCAGGACGTTCTTGCGAACAAAGTAATCAGGGAACTGTGACTTGAGGCTGGCTACGAATTCAATCTGCGCTGGATGGCTCAACGACAACCCCAACGCTTTCTGGCTGCTTTGCCACGATCACCTGTCCAGTTGCGGCTACGGGCGCAAAAAGACTTGTGACGTGGGTTAGAGGTATCTTTGGTCGGGGCTTGTAGGTTGCTGCCGGTCTCTCGGTTGTACTTGGCTCTGCCTTTGGCAGTCAGTCCACCGCCAGCCTTAACTGACAGCTTCTCACCCCTACCTACCGACAGCTTTACGTTAGTTTTAGACATCATTGTCCTATCTTCATCATTTGAAGTAAGAGTTCTTGCCGACGTTTTTCTACTGCTTGGCGCAGCATATCTGCTTTGATCTGATTGAAATAGGCGCTACGGGCTTGCGCGGCTTTCTCTGCTTCCTCTATAGATGGAAAGTTAGGGAAACGGAATCCTGTTTGCGCCTGCTTCTGGACGTTTTGCTTGATGATATCGAACTGTGTCTTTGGATCGTAGATCACACCGCCATAGATGCTAGGCACGTTATAAAAACCGCCACCAGGCAATCCTAAATCCTCTGCTGATTCGGTAATGGAAAGTTCAGTATGCGGATTCTCGAAGTCATCTTCTTCAAAGACCACCGGCCTATCCATTTCAATAGGAAAACCAGAAGGGTCTAAAACTTCTTTCTCAGACAATTTTGGCTCCTCGCTGTAGTTGCGCCAATGTCACGCCACCTGTGTACTGGAAGTGCGGATATTCCTTAAACCGCTGCCAATCACCCGCCCACTCTAATCCTGCTGCTTTACCTATTCTGCCTACGTCTTGCCAGATTGAGTTCTTGGAATCCCAAACAGGTTTTCCGTGTAGTAACGGAACGACATCCACAGCACAACGGTAATTATGAAAAGACTGACCAGCCCGTGCATTCGTGACAATCCTCCCTGGTGCGGTTCTGCCTTGAGCGTACAGCGCTGCTTGGCTGAAGTTATCTCGGTAGGTGCTAGTGACAAGCAGTTCTATACCTTCTGCTTCACAATCAGCAATCATCTTCTCAACGCGCTCCCGAACCACTGGCAGCAGGTCTTCAATCTTACGGCTGTTAATCACTTTGCCGCCACTCCTTGAATCTTCTCAACAGTACGCAGCGCACCCAAGCCAAGCATCCCCATCAATACCGGCAGCATCTCAGACAGGTCAGCAGGACTTAGGTTGATGTCATAGTGAGCAAACGCTGCAATCGTCTTGGCTACGCTTATCCCGATCCAGTTCCAGGCACAGGCAGCGCCACATATCCAGCCGATAAAAGGACGCCAGCCAGAAACAAAAACGGAAGCATTCGCAGCTTCCACTTTGTTTATTTCTAACTGCCCCATGATCTGCTGCAACTCACCAGACTGTTGCAACTTAAACAGTTCTAGCTTTGCGGCAGCAGCTTGGGTTGGATCAGGCCAAAGCCGGTCTATGACTTTGCTACCAATGTTCAATATGGCGCTGACCGGATCAAGCGACATTACAAACCCTCGCCTGGCGTGATGTACAGTTCCGCATTGTTATGAGGCGCAATGATGCGGACATAGACCGTTTTGGTTGCGCTAACCTGCGGCCCTGTAAAAACCTTTTCACTGTATGGTGGGATGGCAACTACCGGAGCGCCATTGGCAGTGGGAATGCTTGCTGTGATATTTGCTGTTTGTCCATAGGCAACAAACACAGGATAGTCTTTACTTGTATTGAACACCAAGTATTGATTCACCGGACTAACAGCCGTTAAAGAAACCACAGCCCCTTGAGTGTTCGCGGACGCAGCAACCGCCACCACGCAGTTGCCCATCGGCTGAAAGGCAATATTGTTAGCCATTAGTACACCTTCTTGCCGCCACCAGAAGTCGGGCTTTGCTTGCTGTTGTCGCTACCGCCAAAGTTAAAGGTGGAACGGAACCCACCCATAGGCACTTGACCTGGCTGCCAATTCTGATAACGTTCTGTCGTATCAGACGGTTTCTGAGGACGGATAGCTTTCGCGTATTTCTGGCTGTAGTTGAGTTCTTCAGCCCCAGGTACGCTACTCTTGAGCGTTAGGTCTTTCTTGTCGCGCATCTTTATTCCTTTCCATTCTTATCAAAAGGTAGCTGAATAACGCAAACACGGCTAACGCTACCAGCCTCTCCCACATCAATCCCCACATTGTCCAGCAAGCGAG